CTACAAAAGAAGAGGTAACAAAATTAGTAGAAAGTCAAGCAAGTAATGAAGTAAATAATGGACAAGCAACAACAAAAGAAGTTTATAGAAGCCAGCTAAAAACAACTTTATTACAATTTCAAGGTAAAATATAATGAAACAAATTACATCAATAACAGCAGATAGCAAACAATTAATGACAATTCCGCTTGATGACAATTTAGGCGAAATTGAATTTAGATTATATTATTTAGCAACTCAGTATAGTTGGTACTACGATTTTACATATAAAAATTATACTTCTAACGGTAATAAAGTCGTATTAAATCCTAATGCGTTAAGACATTTAAGAAAAATATTGCCTTTTGGTATTGCATTTTATGCTGAGGGTAATATTGAGCCATATAAGCAAGATGATTTTTTAACAGGAAGAGTACAAATGTATGTTTTAAATCCTACTGATATAGAAGAATTAGAGGATATTTATGGCTAATATTTTAACTGGAGGAGTATCAACAACCCAAGATATAAATAAATATAATCATCAATGTACGTGGCGCATGTATATAACTTACGTAAACCCTATAACACTAAAGGCAGAGGTTATAAAGATTGCATACCCTTTAACAGTAGAGTTTAATATTACGAAAAATACTGATGCGCAAACTAATACTGCCAATTTTAGAATTTATAATTTAAACCCAACAACAAGAAGCAATATATTCCAAGAGCGAGCAAATGTTGGTATTAAAAAGATAATTAGTTTTTATGCTGGGTACGACCAAGAAATTGAAGTTTTTAAAGGTTATATTCAGGAAGCATATTCCGAAACTAGCGGTACTGATATTATTACAAACATAGAAGCATGGGATATTGGTTTAACAAATAATTATATCAGCGTAACATTTAAAGCTGGTACAACTTTTAAGGAAGCATATAAATATGTTGCATCTCAAATTAAGGACATAGAAATTGCAGAAATTGGCGAATTGGAAGGAATTTTTAAAGTGCCTGCAACATTCGCAGGACATCCCCTTGAAATACTTAATAAAATTACAAACTTCCATACATTTATTGATAATGGCAAACTAAAAACATTGCAAAACAATGAATGTATTGACGTACCTGTTTATATTACAACAGGCGATAGCGGATTGTTAGGAACTCCTCAAAGACGTGGCGGACAAATAGTTATTAATACTTTATTTCAACCTAATATAGCAATCGGACAATTATACGAAATTAAGAGCAGAACCGCTAATGAATTTGACGGCACTTTTAAAGTATGTGGTTACTCTCATAGTGGCACTATTTCAGGGGCAGTAGCAGGCTCAAGAACAACACAAATTAATTTGCTTGTAGGTGCTTTAATGCCTAACTCTAATTATGTTTATACAGGGACTGTTGAAGGTGGATTTAAAAAGGTTAAACTTGAACAAGTATCACCTGTAAATGCAACTTACGGCTCAAGTATTGAAGAAATTTTCAGATACATTAAAGAAAATAACGGTGCTATTCCTAACAAACAAATAACTCAAAATATTTCATGGAAAGAAATGCTAGGGAATGACAATTCAAATAATGACCGTATGACAGATTTAACTAGAGAAATTTTATATAATTGTCAACAAACTGCAAGCGATTTACAACGATATATAGATACGTACTATCCAAGATATAAAGTAAATATTGTTAGTGGTTGGCGCTCACCTCGTAATAATGCAAGAGTTGGCGGAAAAACAGGCAAGCACGGACATCAATACGGGAATGCAATTGATTTTAATATAGCTGGTGTAAGTTCACAATCGGCTTATAGTACTGTATTCAGACCATACTGGGGCAAATCAATAGGCTATACATATATAAACGCTGGTAATAATATACATGTTCAAAGGGATAAATAATGCAATCATTAAATTACAATCAATTAACAAATAATAACGGCGGTGTTTTTCAACTATCTAAAAGTATTGAGGATAGCGTAAATTACGGCTTAAACTGTGTTAGAGTTGGTATTGTAGAGGAATTTTATCCCGATACATTAACGGCACAAATTAAAATTGCTAATAAAATGTTAGTTGGTTTGAATGATGACGGTTCACAAGTAAACCAAGACTATGCGCCTATATATGCGAAGGTTCATTTTATTGGTTGGGGTGGTACGGGTGCAACATACCCAATCGAAAAAGGTATGGAAGGGATTTTAATATTTTGCGATAGAGAAATCGAGAGTTGGTATATTAACGGTGATGTAAATCCTCTAAGTTATGAAAGAGCGCACGACTTAAGCGACAGTATTTTTATATGTGGTATTCACTCAATCCCTAATATGATTAAAATACTAACTGATTGCTTCCATATTTTTTATAAATCATCTGATTTACAAATAAAAGACAAAGCAGTTATAATTAATAGTGATAACGTAACAATAAACGCAAATACAACTATTAATGGTAATTTAATTGTAAACGGTAATATTTCAACAACAGGAACTATTACAGCAAGTCAAACAATAACATCTGATGTTGATGTAGTTGCGGGTGGCATAAGTTTAAAAAGTCATACGCACATTTGCGCAACAGCGGGAAGTCCTAGTGGTCTACCTCAATAAAATAGACTTTACTATTTTTTTATGCTATAATTAAAACTATGAAAGTAAGGGCAAACAAAAAACTTGATAATGGAACTTTTGAATGGTGTTTTGGTGCTGGATTAAGTACATATAAGACCGAAGAAAAGGCTATTGAACAAGATATTGAAAGCTCACTTTTAGAGTGGAAGAATAACTGTTTTTTTGCATTAAATCATGGGATTGATTGGCGTACAAGATTGGGTTCAAAAAATCAAAAAGAGTTACTTGATGCAGATGTAATAGAAACAATTTCAAATCGTTATGGTGTATATGATGTAACTGATTTTGTTAGTGTAGTTGATGATAGAAGTTATACCTGCCAATGCAGAGTAATAACAATGTTCTCACAAGATGTAAATTTCAGTTTTAACCGTGAATTATAGAGGTATTTATGGCTAAAGAAGATAAATTAGATTATAGTGGATTACAAACAAAAGATTATAATACTTTATTAGATGAATTACAAACTAATTTATCTAATATTTATTCGCCAAGTGGTGAGGAAATTAATTTTGATAGTTCAAGTCCAGACGGGCAAATTACAAATATTTTAACTGAAATGGGTGTTGTTATAAGAGATATTATAACAGAAACTTATAATTCATGTAGCCCGTCAAATTGTAGCGGTGCGGTTCAAGATATACGCTATCAGATTAATTATTTATTCAGAAAAGGCGGAACATATACAATTCAGCCGATTAAAATAACATCAGACAGAACTGTAACTTTACAAGGCTTAGATGCACAATATAATGATGTAAACGCATCTAGCTATACAGTATCAGATGACACAGGTAATTTATGGTTTTTAATTGATACAACAACAATTTACGCAGGCGAAACAACTTTAGCGTTTAGAGCTAAAAACTTAGGTCAAGTAATCCCTGTAATTGGTACAATCACAAACCAAAACACTATTGTAGCAGGTATCACAAAGGTTATTAATGATGTTGGTTATACTTCATTAGGTGAAGAACAAGAAACTGATGAAGAATTTAGGCTAAGACGTGAGCGAAGCGTATCACAAGCAAGTCAAAACAATGTTGATACAATTATTGGGCGCTTGTTACAATTAGACGGCGTAACCGATGTAAATACATGGATTAATAATACTAACACTACTGACGAAACAGGAACTAACGGGCATACACTTTGGACAATTATCAATGGAGGTGCAAATAGTGATATTGCAGACATTATTTATTCAGAAATTGGCGGTGCTGAAACTAGAGGAAATATTGAAGTTATAAGATATTCACAATCAAAACAACCTTTGACAATCAGATTTGATAGACCAACGCCCGTACCTTTATATGTAAGGTTTAACATTCGCACAACAGGCGATGTGAACGATTTAAACTTAAACGGTATTAAAGAAACACTAATCAATCAAGTTAGTTTTAAAATAGGTAGTGATGTAAGCACAAGTAATATTGCAAACGGTGTTATTTACTCTGTGCAAACAAACGGCGGTGGTAATAATTCTTATGCTACTGACATTGAGATAGCAAATAATGCGCCAAGTGCAACAGTTGAAGTAACAAGTACAACTATTACAAGCGCTAGTGTAGATGCTAAAGTTTTTGCTACAAAATTTCAAGATAGCAACTCATACATTTTTGATTATGTAGGTACAGAGTGGCAATATGAACAACAAGCAGTAAATCTTACAGATTACGGCATAACTTTTGAAGGTACTCCGTCAAGTGGTGATGATTTGGTGGTTAATTATACGGCTAGTACATGGACTAGCTTTATAAAAGCAAGCACTAAAGCTGACTTATTTACACTAGATGCAAGCAGAATATATCCAACAATAATAAAGGTTGCATAATAT